GAAGGTGACGGTCGAGGTAAAGGACGCGCGCCGCGATGCCAAGCGAGATCCGGCCTCGGCTTAACGTACCTCAAGCCGAGTTCTTAGCGCTTCCGCACAAGTTCCGAGCCTTCGTTGCTGGTTTCGGCTCCGGTAAGACGTTCGTCGGTTGCGCTGGCTTGTGTCAGCACTTCTGGGAGTTCCCCAAGGTCAACACGGGCTACTTTGCGCCAACCTACCCGATGATTCGGGACATCTTCTATCCAACCATGGATGAGGTGGCTCACGACTGGGGCATGCGCACGGTATCCCGCGAGGCGAACAAAGAGGTCCACATCTACGCCGGGCGGCAGTACCGCGGCACGGTCATCTGCCGATCCATGGAGAAGCCCGAAACGATCGTTGGCTTCAAGATCGGTCGAGCGCTGGTCGACGAGCTAGATGTACTGAAGAAGGTCAAAGCTCGAGCTGCCTGGCGCAAGATCATTGCCCGCCTACGCCAAAAGGCTGATGGGCTGCTCAACGGCATCGATGTCACGACCACCCCCGAGGGGTTCCAGTTCGTGCATGAGCAATGGGTGAAAGAGCCCAGGGAAAAGCCCGAACTCGCCTCGATGTACGGGCTGGTTCAGGCGAGCACCTACGACAATGAAGCGAACCTGCCCGACGACTACATTGGGTCGCTGTTGGCGAGTTACCCGCCACAGCTGATCCAGGCGTATCTCGATGGCCAGTTCGTCAACTTGCTCAGCGGGACGGTCTATCACCAGTACAACCGCAAGGCGAACAACTGTTTCGATTTCATGGCTGATGGGGAAGCCCTCCATATCGGCATGGACTTCAACGTCGGCAAGATGGCAGCAATCGTTCACGTGCAGCGCGATAGTCACCCGCGCGCCGTGGACGAGATCACTGGCGGATACGACACGCCGGACATGATCCGACAGATTAAAGAGCGGTACTGGAAACACGACGGAACGGATTACCAGAAAACGCGGGAAATCACCGTCTATCCAGATGCATCAGGCGGCTCGCGCAAGTCGGTCAACGCTTCGGAAACGGATATCGCGCTGCTTCGTGCTGCAAAATTCAAGGTCTCTGCGCCGGATGCGAATCCGCCAGTGAAGGACCGTATCAATTCGATGAACGCCATGTTCTGTAATGCCATGGGTGAACGTCGCTACAAGGTCAATGCGCTGCGTTGCCCGACCTATGCCGACCATCTGGAGCAACAGATCTGGGACGACAAAGGTGAGCCGGACAAGAAGTCAGGCGCAGACCACACGAACGATGCTGGCGGGTACTTCATCCACCGGCAGTACCCCTTGATCAAGCCGGTCATCGCCCGGACGGTCACCTTCCAACACATGGGCCGCTGACCACATGTTCGATACGCTCGCCGCCCTCGTTCCCAGGGATAATGATCTCCCGCTCCGCGCGTGGAAGATCGACGTGCTGACGCGCGTGCTCAATGGAACGATCTACGACGGCCTGACATATCAGTTCCATGAGGAGCAGAGCCCGTCGAACGAATATGTCCCAGTACGCGATCGCCGACCTAGCGTCCGTACCGGGTTGATTCGTACCGTGGTGGACGACAGCGTGTCGCTGCTTTTCAGCGAGGGTCATTTCCCCACGCTGCAGTGCGAGGATGAGAACACCAAGGAGGCACTCACCGCCTTCACCAAGAACGCCAAGCTCAATCTGGCCATGATCGACGCGGCGACGCGAGGTTCGGTGGGCAGCGTAGCCATCCTGGTGCGGTTCCTCTCCAAGCGGGTGTTCCTGAGCGTCATGGACACCACGTATCTCACGCCCACGTGGAAGGCAGACGAACCCGATACGCTCGAGAAGGTGACCGAGCTGTACAAGGTCACCGGTGCACAGTTGGTCGCCGCCGGCTATGACGTCAAGGCCGACTCGGTGAAGTATTGGTTCAAGCGGGAGTGGAATGCTGCCGCAGAGACCTGGTACACACCATGGAAGGTGAGCGACAAAAAGGCCGTTCCTTCGATAGACGAGAAGCGAACCACCAAACACAACCTGAAGTTTGTGCCGGTCGTTTGGGTCAAGAACCTACCCGGTGGCGATGCGATCGACGGCGAGCCCACGATGGGCTGCGAAGCGATCAACACCGTCATCGAGACCGACTACCAGCTGTCGCAAGCGGGTCGCGGCCTGAAGTACAGTTCGGATCCCACGCTGCTGATCAAGGAATCGGCGGCCACGGATGACGGCAAACCCATGGTGCGCTCGGCGAGTAACGCGATCGTGGTTGGCGCCGAGGGCGACGCCAAGATGCTGGAGATCAACGGCACGGCATCGGAAGCGGTGCTGAAGTACGTCGAGAAGCTTCGCGAGTTCGCCCTGGAGCGCCTCCATGGCAACCGTAGCAATGCAGACAAGCTGAGCGCCGCCCAATCGGGTCGAGCGCTGGAGCTGATGCATCAGGCGCTGATCTGGTTGGCTGACAAGCTGCGCGCCAGTTACGGCGAAGGTGCATTGCTCGACATTTATCGGATGGTCGTGGCAGGCAGCCAGGTCTATCCGCTGACCATTGCCGGGAAGTCATACAACAGACTTAGCGCGGACAAGCCAATCACGCTGACGTGGCCCGCATGGTTCCCGCCCACCGCGGACGACATCCAGACGCTTTCGACGGCCCTCGCCGGGCTCATCCGCGTTGGCGCGCTGAGCCGTGAGACTGCCATCAAGACCATCGCCGCCATGTTCGATATCGAGGACGTGAAGGCCGAACAGTCATTGATCGACGCGGAACGGAAGGCGCTCCTGGCAGAGATGCCGGAAGCCCAGACCAAGGTCGCCGTCACCGAATAACCGCGCGGGTTGATCCTGCGCAACCCAGGCCAGCCTTGCGCTGGCCTTTTTCTTGGAGAAGGCCTGATGCCTGACGCAATTGCACCACTGAACCATGAGACCGCCCCGCAGTCCGTCTGCGACCAGTTGGGCGTCCCCGGCTGCATCATCCTCATTTCGTGTGCTGACGGCTCGATTGGCCTGTCTGCTCACGGCGTGAACCATGCCCGCGCCAACGAATTGCTGAGCGTTGGCATCCACATCAATCTGACCCAGCACGATCAGCTGGTTCGCGCAGGCGCAGCGGGTGAAGCCGCGCAGCGTCAGGCCGAAGACATCGCCTCACAAGGAGGTGTCGCATGATCCGCTTCCATAAGCGTTTCCGGCTGATGGAAGGCGCGGGTGATCCGCCCGGTGGCGGCAGCGCTCCGGCGCCCGCACCAGCGGCACCACCCGCTCCCGAAACGTTCTCCGCGACCTACGTCAAGGAATTGCGTGCCGAGAGCAGCGGATACCGACTCAAGGCCAAGGAGTTGGAGCAGCAGAAGGAAGCAGCCGAAGCGGCGGCAAAGACGGCCCAGGAGGCCGCTGATGCCAAGATCGCCGAAGCAACCACCGCTGCCGAGAAACGCATTATCCGCTCCGAACTCAAAGCCGTGGCCATCAAGGCCGGCATCGTGGATCTCGACGGCCTGAAGCTGCTCAACATCGACGATGTGAAGTTGAACGACCAGGGCGAAGTCGAAGGCGCAGAAGCGCTTATCGAAGGGCTGAAGACGTCGAAGCCCTACCTGTTCGGTACGACGGGCAGCAGCAGCACTTCCACTCCTCCCGGAAAAGATCCGCCGGCCGTGAAGAAGGCCTCGGAGATGACCGCCGAGGAGTACGCCGAAGCGCGCAAGGCTGCCACTCGCCGCTAACCGCGCGCACAACCAGCGATACCCATCGGGGCCGGGCGCCCAGGGGACACCAATCCCAACCCCGATAGGAGCTACCCCATATGGGTATCCAGAACTTCCCGGCTGCCTTGCAGCCGATGATTCAGCAGGGCTTTCTGCAGCGCGAGTTCCAGGACGGCCTGCAGTCCATGCTCGGCTTCCGCGCCATCGCCAAGCGCGAGATGTTTCCGAACCAGATCGGCGAAACCGTCACGAAGACCCGTCCGGGCCTGAAGGCGCCGACCACCACGCCGCTGGTGCCGAGCACCAACACCAACCTGGACAATGGTCTCTCGCCGAGTACCTGGACGATCGAACAGTTCACCCTGTCGATCAACATGTACGGCGACACCATCGACCTGAACACGGTCACCAACAAGGTCGGCATCAAGGATCAGTTCCTCCAGAACGCCAAGACGAACGGCATCCAGGCCGCTCAGTCGCTGGACCGCCTGGCGCGCAACTCGATCTTCAATGCCTACATGGGCGGTAACACCCGCGTGCGCACCACCTTGGGCGCGCCGGCCGCGACGATCAGCGTGGATGACATCCGCGGCTTCCAGTTCGTGTTCGTCAACGGCGTGCTGATTCCGGTGAACGGCACCAACACCATTGCGGTGACCGTGGGCAGTAACGTCTACACGCTGACAACCGCCACGGCTGACGGCTCCAACGTGTCCACGGCACCGGGCGGTATCAGTGGCACGCTGACCTTCTCGGGCAACGTGACTGTCGCCGACGGCACCGCGCTCAATACCGTGACGGCCTACAACCTGGGCACTGGCGTTGCGCCGTTCATCCTGCGTCCGAATGGTCGCGGCAATACCTCGCAGATCGTCGGCACGGACCTGCTGACCATGGGCGCAGTGCTCGACGCCGTGGCCTACCTGCGATCAAACGCCGTACCGACCATCGACGGCATGTACAACCTGTATCTGGATCCGGTCAGCGCCCGCCAGTTCTTTGCCGATCCGGACTTCAAGATCCTGTTCCAGGGCGCCACGGCGGCAGCCAAGGAATTCCGCATGGGCCGCGTGGTGGAACTGGTCGATGTACGCGTCATCCCCACCACCGAGGCCTATCAGCAGAGCCTGAGCGGCGTGAAGGTGCGTCGCGCCATTCTCTGCGGTGCTGACGCACTCGTCGAAGGTGACTTCGAAGGCATGGGCGAAGCGGATACCGAGCGTACCAACGGCATCATCGAGATGGTTGATGACGTGGTTCAGGTGACCCGTGAGCCGCTCGACCGCCTGCAGCAGATCATCGCTCAGTCCTGGTACTGGATTGGTGGCTTCGTCGCACCGACCGACCAGACGGTCAATGCCAACATCGTTCCGACTGCCAGTGCGAGCTACTACAAGCGCGCTGTCGTGATCGAGCACGCGGGCTAGTCCGCAACACGCTTGGCGGGACTTCGGCCCCGCCAAGCTTCGAGGAGAACGCCATGCCGCTTGGCACGACACTGATCACCGACACCCTCTCGCATGCCGTGGGTAACGGGCAGGTCCAGCAATTTACTCCCGCCCAGCTCACGACAAAGTACGGGGCAGGAAACATCAAAACGCCGTCCGCGACCTTCACGCTGAAGTTCCAGGGTCAGACGATGCACTTCTACAAGAACGTGCCGTTCGTGACGACCCCCGACCTTCTTGCCGCGCTTACGGCCGCCAACGCTCCGGTGTCCTGATCATGCCTCGTGGAATACCAAACAAACGGCCGGCGCTCCCGGGTGAAACGGTGCCGGCGACAAACTTCACACCTCCCGATTCGCCAGCGGCCATGGCAGCCATGGCGTCGGAATCGGTGGCACCTGTTATCGCGCAGGAATCCGCCGCTTCCGCCGCCGTCCGGCCGCCAAAGAAGCTTCCGCGCATCGTCATCCTCGACGATAACTTCGGCTTCATGCAGAACGGCAGCCTGCGGCAATGGAAGGACGGCGAAACCGTCACCGATCCCGTTTGCATCGCACAGCTCATCGAGCGCAATGCCCCGCTGAAGGACCTTTCGCTATGAGTGACGGCATCTTCGTATCCCAGGGCAAGAACGCCCAGCTCAATATCACTGCGCCAGCAGTCGTCCAGCAGGGTGCGAACTCAGGCTTCTCTGGTGCCCCGTTGGGCCGAGCTCAGCGAGTGAGTGTGATTGTTGCTGGCACGACCGCCGGCGGCGTCTTTGACTCGGCAACGGTCGCTGGCGCAGTGGCCGCGGCGCAGCTTGCCGCGATTCCCAACGTGGTCGGCACGTATCTGGTCGACATGCCGTTCTTCAAAGGCCTGTGCGTGGTTCCGGGAACGGGCCAGACCCTGGCGATCTCCTACGACTGAGGTGTCGCCATGGCTTTGACGGATCAGGAACGCGTCGATGTGCGGCGATTCTGTGGCTACCCAATGTATGGTGGCATCCCTTCGGGGTTCCAGTCGTACCGCTTCTTTCAGAACTACGGCACGCTCGAATATCGCATGACGAACCTGTCCACGACGGAAGAGGCCACGCTGCGCTCCATCTATCTTACGGGACCGAACAACCTCTACACGCTTGAGCAGGCGGTCACGTCTGCATCAGATAACCTGGATACCGATGTCGCCGCGGTCTGGACGCACAACAAGAACGAGGTGCGCGACCGCATGCGTCTCTACAACACTTGGCGCCGCGAGCTGTGCAATTTCCTTGGCGTTCCGCCCGGCGACGGCTTGTCTGGTCAGAGCGACGGCGGATCGATCCGCTTGGTGGTCTGAATGGACGGCACCAAGCTCCAGGGTAAGGTCTACTACGGCTACGCCCAGTCGGCGAAGCGTATCGGCTTGCCTTTCAGTCAGTACCGGCCGATGACTGCGACCAATCCTGTGGCAGCGCCCATGCTCATCGGGATCATCCTGGCCAGCTTCAACGCCCAGGACATGAAATACAGCAAACCCAACACTTACGGTAAGCCGGTGTGGTATTGCCTGGCTGATGGCAGATTGACGGCCGTCGGCGACTACTTCGTCGGCGTACCGGGCACCTTCTTCATTGCCTCGATGCAGCCGTTGCTCCCCATCCAGGCCGTGGAGTGCAACCGCGTCGTAACCGTCTACCGGC